TGCATGATCATTAACAGCCATTTATGCGTTGGGCTGAAATTTCTTGCACGGAATTGACCGCACTTTTACGATGATTTTCTTCTACTTCTGCAAGATCGAGATTTAATCCCTGCATAGCGGCGATCAGTGCCGTTTTCACCATTTCAACGGGAATTTGCAACGGAATAGCCCGTTGTTTTTGAAATTCCCCGACAGAAATATCACACCAAAATCCATTGTTTTGGATAACGCTGTCATCGTAGTCTTGTGTTCTGCCGTTAAACATTGTCGCCCTCATTTGAGAGTGGGCGGGCAGAGAGTTTTTCTACAACTCGATCAAATTCAATTTGCGTTTGTTCCAAACTCAAGCCCGCCACTTGGGGAAGATTTTTGGGGGCGTATTCACCCGATTTTGTCAATGCGTTTAAACGCATTGCACAACGTTCAATCATACTTTTTACACCGGATTTCGGATTGAGTTGAAAAGCACGGTTACATAATTGAATGGCAAGTACCAAAATTTCAGGATCATCTATGCCACTTGCCTGTACTTCGCCTTTTTTATTACGGAGCAATAACGCCGCCGCTAATTTGAGCCATTTTGCGGTGACGATTTCGTGTAGTTGCCACCGGGTCGCCACGTTTTTAAAAGTTTGTGAAAAATATGGCTCCACAGATTGCCCCGCTGCGGCGGTTTTGTCCGTCCAGTTGTAGATCTGATCGGCAACGAAGTTTGGTAGAGTGCTTCGCCAATCTTCCGGCATAGATTGATTTTGCTCAATGGCTTTTTCAGCCAGTGACAAGGCTCGATCAAAATCACCAATGTCAAACAAATACACAATGCAATAAACCAAGTAATCATTTTGATAAATGGATCCCTGTTCAAAATATTTATCAACAAAGGGCAACCACTTTGGCAAAAAACGGTTGCGCTTGTAGTCATTTTTTTCGGCTCGTGTAGGGAATGCTCGCACAGCATTAACATCATTTTTACAAGCAATTTCAAGCACGGCGTAATCATTGCCGTGGGTTGCAACCGCACTTTGTTGAGCGTGGTTTGCGGTGGCTTGATTAATTTCGGCTAATGCCTGCATTTGGCGTTGAAAATCGCGCATTCCCATTTGGATCATTCCTATTGTTCGTTTTCCAATTTCACGTTTTTAAACTCAATGGCAGAGAATTTGCCTAAGTCTTCCACGGCATAAGCCATATTGCGATAGTAGCTATCTTTAATGGCTTTTTCTTCTTGGTCTTCACGGAAACTGCGACGAATTGAACCTTTTTGCGTATAGATGGATAAGTTATCTAAACTTGTCACAATGGCAGCACGACCCGGCATATTCGGCACGATCATTGCCGGCATACCTCCAAAGGTTTTCATTAAATCGTGGGTATTTAATGCCGCTTTTTCTGTAGCAATTAAACTATTTCCCCTGTAAACAATACTGGCTTCTTTTGCCACCAAATCAGCCCCCACAAGGAAAACAAGATCACCTGCATCACGATGACGATCATTTAAACCTTGTTTTAAATCGTAGGCGAGTTCATCAAGGTTTTTATAATCGGCATTTTCACCAAAAATGCGGATGATATTTTCAGCTTTGCCACGGGTTAATACTTGGGTTGGTTTGTTGTCACGGGCAAATTGCATCCAACCTTTGTTGACATCTTTGCCTTGTGGGTCTTTTGTTACTTTGGCAGCGCTTTCACCATAGAAACCAATTTGAATTTCATCTAAGGCGATTTGGCGTTGTACATAATCCGCCCACATTTGCGCAAATTGTGGTGCGAGATGTCCCCATTGATCTAAACGCCCCCAAGGAATCATGACGCCGGAGTCTGTATCAACACATTCATAACCGTAACCAGATGGATCGACTGCACCATAATGACGGGCATTTTCTTTGCGACCGGTGATGATGCCTTCCGTACCACCAAAAATTAATTGACCTTTTACATCATCAACTAAGACATAGTTGATTCTCTGTAAGAAATCGGATTTTTTCTGGATGTTGCCTAATAAATGGGTTTCTTTTGGGGTTTCAATGGCAAAAACTTTCCCTTCGCTCAATCGTGCCACATCTGCACCGTAATACCCGGCAACATTGGGAGAAAAATTCTTTTAAACGTTGTTGTGTTTCTAATTTCATGATTTATACCGCCACATTAAATTTTTGAGGTTCTTCCGGCACGCCGTTTGGCACAGGTGTTTTTTCTTGATTTAACTCATTGAATTTTTTATCAAGATTTTGCACTGCGGTTAAAAGTTGATTGAATTGTTCCGCCGTTATGCCTTGTGGTTGTTCTTCCGGCTTTTTCTCTTCCGGTTTATTTTCCGGGGCTTTGATTTCGGGTTTGGCTGAAAAATGGTTGTCAATTTTTTTGCCTAAACCGTCAAACGCTTCTAGCAATTTTGTGAACTGTTCTTCGTTCATTGCATTTTCCTCTTTATTATTGTTGTTATTATTGAGATTAGCTTTTTCTTCTTCCTTTTGTTGGGAAGATGAAAAGAATTTTGTGATGGCATTGAAGAAACTACGTGCTATTTTTTCTTCTTCCTCATTCTTTGGTTCTGCGAAGTTAATATTAATAAATTCGCCAAACTGCACATTCTCTTGATTAAAAAAATCAAGTTTGGTTGTTCCTACTGATGCCGGGCTATCTGTTACGCCTAAGCCTGATAAATAGGCTTTGCCGGAATTACGAAAATTTTGTGCAATTTCAACACTGGTAAATAATTTTTGACCGGCAAGATTAAAATCAAGTAATTGCTGATTAGGGGTAATAATGGCGAATAATTTCACTTCGCCATTCTCTTGTTCTTCGGCTTTCACTTCTAAAACTTCACCGCAATTAAAATAACGGCGATGCTCCGGCCAAAGATTAGCGGTGTAGTATTTCGGATCGTAGGTTTCCGCCATTTCCCGCAATTCTTGTGCAGTGATCTGACGACCGTCCACGGTATAGCCTGATGTGGCAATGCAGATAAAATCAGTTTTGAGCTTGCTTTTATTCATTTTAAAAATGCCTGTGATTTCGCGTTGTTTGCGTAAGTGCCGCCATTTTTGCCGATCTTTTTTTCAAAATCACGGAGCAAAATTCGGATATGTTCGGATATGGTTGGATTTCCACTCATATCCGAACATATCCAATTTTGGGCATTAAATTTTTGTTGCCTTTGTTGCCACAATACGCCCAACACAACCAAAACAAGGCAACAATGACAGACTCAAAGCTAAGAATAAGAAAAACCAAACGCTACGATGATGAAGTGATTTATGCGGCGAAATTTCTGTATTTGAAGAAATACACGCCGAAAGAAATTGCAGCGGAACTGAAACTTAATAGCACACGCCCGATTTATTACTGGGCGGAGAAATACAACTGGCGCAATTTAATTAGCGAAAGCGGTATTGAAGAGCTGATTGCGTTACGCATTATCACGTTGACGGAACGTGAGAATAAAACCGATCAGGAAATAAAAGAGCTTGAATCCTTAATTGATAAAGACATTCAGTATAAAAAGCAACGAGCAGCGCAATTTGTTAAAGCAACGACAAAAAGTGCGGTCAGTTCGGTTGAAGTTTTCAATGATGAAAGTCGTTTTGCGGATAGTGGCGATGGGAATGATCGTAAAAAGAAAAAGCGAAGTAAAAATGACATTTCACAAGTTACGCCCGAAATGTGTCAGCCGTTTATTGATTCGTTGTTTGGCTATCAAAAACATATTCGTGCTAACAAACATCAAGACGTGCGCAATATTTTAAAATCACGGCAAATTGGGGCGACCTACTATTTCAGTTTTGAGGCGTTGGAAGATGCCATTTTCACCGGTGATAACCAAATCTTTCTTTCAGCCAGTAAACGACAAGCGGAAATATTCAAAAATTACATTGTGAAAATGGCTCGTGAATATTTTGGCGTGGAATTGACCGGCAACCCGATTATTTTAAGCAACGGGGCGGAGTTGCATTTTCTTTCAACCAATAAAAATACCTCACAAGGGAATAGCGGTCACGTTTACGGTGATGAATATGCGTGGATCCGTGACTTTCAACGTTTTAATGATGTGGCATCGGCGATGGCTACGCACGCCAAATGGCGGGAAACCTATTTCAGTACACCGTCTTCAAAATTTCATGAGTCTTATTCATTTTGGAATGGTGATAACTGGCGAGAGGGTGATCCAAAACGTAAAAATGTGCCGTTTCCTACCTTTGCAGAATTACGTGATGGCGGGCGACTTTGTCCCGATGGTCAATGGCGTTATGTCGTGACCATTGAAGATGCGCTCAAAGGTGGGGCGGGTAAATTGTTTGATATTGAAAAATTGAAACAACGTTATAGCAAATACGCATTCAATCAACTTTATATGTGTGTCTGGATTGATGATGCGGATTCTATTTTCAATATTAAGCAACTTTTAAAATGTGGTGTCGATACGGCGAAATGGGCGGATTTTGACCCGAAAGCGGATCGCCCATTTGGTGATAGGGAAGTGTGGGGCGGGTTTGACCCGGCGCATAGTGGAGATGGCGCAAGTTTTGTGATTGTGGCTCCCCCTGCGCTTGCCGGTGAAAAATATCGTGTATTGGCGCGTTATCAATGGAACGGGCTTTCTTATGTGTATCAAGCCAATCAAATACGCCAACTTTATGAAAAATACAATATGACCTACATCGGCATTGATGCCACGGGTGTGGGCTATGGGGTGTATGAATTGGTGAAAGAATTTGCCCGCCGTGCGGCGACCGCTATTATTTACAATCCGGAAAGTAAAACGGGCATGGTGTTGAAAGTGCATGATTTAGTCGAACACGGGCAAATCGAATGGAGCGAAAAAGAGCTTGATATTGTCCCTAGCTTTTTAATGATTAAGCACCAAGCGACAAAATCCGGTAACACGATGACGTTTACGGCAGAACGCACGGTAAAAACGCAACACGCTGATGTATTTTTTGCGATTTGTAATGCTATTAATAAAAAATCTTTAAGTGATAAACCACGTAAACGCTGTGGATGGAGTGTACTCAATGAAAAATAATATAAAAATAAAGAAAAATAAACCGATGGTGATTGCGCCGATTAATGACCGCACTTTTTCTTTAAATGAAATCACCGCCTCGCCCGCATTAGATTATGTAGGGATTGGCTTTGATGAAAATTACAACTGCTATTTGCCACCGGTGAACCGCTATGCGTTGGCAAAATTACCGCACCAAAACGCACAGCACGGGGGCATTTTGCATAGTCGGGCTAATATGGTGAGCGCAACCTACGAAGGCGGGAAAGCCCTATCTAAAATGGAAATGCGCGCACTTTGTTTGAATTTGATTCAATTCGGTGACGTGGGTTTGTTAAAAGTGCGCAACGGTTTCGGGCAAGTCGTCCGTCTTGTGCCGTTATCCAGTCTTTATTTACGGGTGCGAAAAGACGGTGGCTACTCTTATTTGATGAAAAAATCCCTTTACGATACAGCGCAAGAAATTTATCGATACGATGCACGGGATATTATTTTTATTAAACTCTATGATCCCTTGCAGCAAGTTTATGGTTCGCCCGATTATGTCGGTGGGATTCAGTCGGCTTTGCTTAATTCTGATGCAACCGTTTTCCGCCGCCGCTATTTTAGCAACGGGGCGCACATGGGCTTTATTTTGTATTCCACCGATCCGGATTTAACGGAGGAAATGGAAGAAGAAATTGCGAAAAAAATTAGTGATTCAAAAGGAGTGGGGAATTTCCGTTCCATGTTTGTGAATATTGCCGGCGGACACCATGATGGCTTAAAAGTGATTCCAATCGGCGATACCGGTACAAAAGACGAATTTGCCAACATTAAGAATATTTCGGCGCAAGATGTTTTAACCGCACATCGCTTTCCGGCGGGGTTAAGCGGCATTATCCCGACCAATACCGGCGGACTTGGTGATCCGTTGAAATATCGTGAAGTGTATCATTACGATGAAGTGTTACCATTGCAAGAAATTATTGCAGAATCAATAAATAATGACCCTGAAATTAAAACGTTACTAAAAATCAAGTTTCGAGAGCAAAAATTTACAAAATAAAATCTCACAAAATGCCTATACAAAACAACAGTATTTTATATAATGAGAAATACTGATGAATTTTGTGGTTTTGGGGAAAATGGCAAGAACAACAGATATTTATTGTAAAGTCTGTAATGCGAAATCAGTGATCGAAAGAACTGAACGAATACACAGCGAATTTGCTCGCTATTATTGTGTTTGTAAAAATCCCCAATGCGGTCACCGTTTTGTGATGAATATGGAATTTAGTCACACGACAAGAAGTAGCAAACTGACAAAAGACAAGTTATTAGAATTAGTTTTAGGTAAGCTGTCAGAAGAAGAAAAAGCTAATTTACGAAAGATACTTGATGAATAAAAAAGCCGCGAATAGCGGCTTTTTTTGAATTTTTTAGAAATAATGCTTGTGCTTATTATATTATATAGTATAATTTATCACATCTAAGGCGGAATGTTTTAGATACAAGAACCCCCACCTTGTTGGAACGTGGGGCTTCAAAATGGAGTTTAGGATATGTATTTCAAGCTACTCATCCTAATTATCCTTCTAGTAACGGCAATGCCGGTATTCTAGGATAATCCATCGGGGAGTGACGGCTCCCCGATGACTCCAATCTTAATCAAATAAATAAAAAAAGGCAAGCATTATGGCAAACTCAATGACCGAACATAGCAAGAAATTACGCGCCAAAACTGCAGCAGCTCATACCAAAAAGTTACTTGAAACCGGCATGGCACGCCGTATTTTATTACAATTGCCGGCAGATTTAGCGAATGAATTTGATGCTGTATTGGCTGAATTTGGCGGTTCCCGCCCGCAAGCTATCAAGGCGTTGTGTGAGTTTTATCGAAATCAAAAAAGCCGCGAATAGCGGCTTTTTTTTATGCGGAAAGTAATTTATTTGTGGCTAATTGTGCCAAAAAGTTACTTCTGTTTTTATATTCCGGATGGGTGGCGACAAAGTTATCAATGCGTTTAATCAAAAGGCTTGGTAAGGTTACATTGATTTTTTCTGCTTTCCCCATTAAATGGGTGAGATCGACATCTACAACAGTAAATGTAAAACCTTCATAATCAGGGTTTTTAACATGATTTTGTAATGAGGTTGGTTGCGGAATATCCTCACCATCTTCTAACATTCCCTCTATATGAAATGCGATAGCCTCTTTTGCATTGATAAAAGCCTCTTCTAATGTATCACCGGCAGAAAAACAGCCCGGCACATCCGGCACGATCACGCCGTAAGCGTGATTTTCATCGCCCATTTCAATACCAATTGGATATAACATATTCTTCCTCTTTGTTTATGAAGGGGGATTAAATCCCCGCTTGTTTTAATATTGATTTTACCGTTTTTATGTTTAAATCCTTTTTCGGATGTGGCACGGTAACTCGCCCTTTCTTTGTTGGATGTTTGAATTGGTGGTGACTACCGACTACGTTTACAAGATACCAACCATCATCCTCTATTTTCTTGATTATTTTTGCACTGTTCATTTTGCCTCTTGTTTATTAACTTGTGGGGTTATTATAACTCTTCGCTATGTATTGTCAACACTTTTAGAGTTATATGGGTTATTTTTTATTAATTTCTTTCATCTCATGCAACGATACATAAGACGATTTCAAACTGCCGTAAGGTGATTTCGGTTCAAATAACACAAGCATTTGTGACTTGTTGTTTTGGTCGGTTTCCTCGCCTGTTTCGTTGTTGATAAATGGAATGCGGGAATTAGTGATATACACAATTTCTTTTGCATTTCGCACGCACATATCGAACCATTTTGTAGAGCTATCCACATTCAGTAACATCACCACGGTTTTATTGTGTAGTACGCTTTGTTGTATCGCACGTAACACAAAAGGCAACGGATTTGAATAGGGCGGATTCATCCAAACGTAGCGACCCTTCCAATCGGCGGTGAGTGTGTTTTGCTCCGGCGTGATGAAATTTTTGACTTTTGCGTTGTGTTCCATAGCACAGGCATCGAGATCAAATTTGATGTTGAAATATAATTCGGCATAATAAATCACCCACCAAGGTGTCGCCCATAAATCCTTGTCTGATTTTTTAGTGTTGGATTTGTTCATAGGACCACCTTAAAGAATCCACAAAATCCACATAAAGACAGCGAATACACCACCAAGCATTCCCACAAATAAACTGAGTAATGTGTCGCCAATGCGATCCGTTGTGATGTGTTTTTCCAACCGGTTTATTTCTTTCAAGAAAAATCGGTTAAGTAATTTGATGGTTTCACTTTGTGTTTTGGCAAGACTGACGGTCTGTTGAGATTGCACAGCAAGATCCCAAACTTGCCCTTGTAGGTTTTTCAGCTCAATTTGACCGCACTTTTTGGCTTGTTCTTCGGTACGTTTTGCCGCCAAAATGCGATGAATTTGTTTTTGTTTACGTTTTTTCATGGTGTTTTCTCCTATTGAATACGTTGATTTTTGTGTAGGGCTTTGAGTTTTTGGATATTTCTTGGCACAGGGGCGAGGGTCGCCATCATGTTTTGATTGCGTTTCACTAACTGCACGTCGTTATCTTTCAGTTCGATGGCTGTATATTTATCTATTACCAGCCGTTTAAACTTAAATAAATAGTCTAATTTTTGTTCGTTTAACGGTGCACAAATCGGGATCAATAACTGTTTTAATTTTTGTTCAATTTTTGAACGGTTACAGTTATTGACACAAGTCCAAGGCGGGCAAAGCCCGCTGTTTTCGGTTTCGCTGCGCTCAACCGGGTTAGATGTAAAATCTTTCGGGCGTTTTTTGATGACGTATTTTTTAAGACGGGTTTTCACGGCATATTGGGTGAATTGGTTTTTGACACCGATCACCGATTTATGCACTTCGCCGTATTGATTCGGGGCTTTTTCTTCGTAGTCCAGTTTTAAAGGTTGTTCACTGCGTGGGGTTTCTGCGCCACCTTGCAAATCAAAGAAAAAGGCATAATCGCCCAAGTCGCAGCCCAGGCGGGCTTTTTCTGTGATTTCGTCCTCGCATTGTCCGTTGATTAACCGGCGTAATTCACGATAAATGCCAATAGTACCCGCACCAAAAAATTGAAATTGGCGGATGCGGTGGGTGCTTGCCCAAGCTCTTACACGTTTGGCGTTGAGTTTTAAATTTAAGTCAGGATCTTCGTCTGATGTTTCGTTGTCTAAGGCGAAACCATCAATATTTTTTGACACATATTTGACAAGGTAAGCCGTGGCAGAACCTAATTCTTTGTCGCACTCTTTGACATCAATGCGATTTTCTGCTGCGCCTTTTTCATCACCGTCTTCTTCAAGGGCTTTACGGCGGAAAATTTCAATAAATTCTTCTTTGTGTTCCGGTTTGACATAAACAAGGATGTGCCAATGGGGCGTGCCGTCTTGGTGTGGTTCAGCCACACGAATCCCGAATTTGACCATATCACGCTTGTTATAAATTGCCCGCATTTGTTGCCAAACACGGTTTAAATAGTTGTGGGTTTGTTTTGGGCTACTGCCGTTCCATTTGGGGTTATTCTTGCCTGATTTACTTAATACGGCGTGGTAAGAAGAAGGAGCGGTTAAAGTGAGAAACAACCCGATGTAGCCGTTATGATCTGCCCATGTTTCAATACCTCGCCAACGGTTCATTAATTCAATGCGGCGAATGGCAGGACAAGCGGAAGATTTAATAAAGGTGTCGAATAGCTCAATTTGTTCTTCAGGGTTTTCCACATTTTCTAAAATCATTGCACGCAAGTAATCGTAATTCTTGCGTTGTTGCTGAATCCAACGATTTAACCCAGCGAATGAGATATAACTACTCACGCCCTTACGCACTTCACCGCACGCAATGGCAATATGTTCTGTCATTTGATTTTGTATGGTGCGCATACGTTTAAACCAAAATTTAGGACAGCAGACTTTTTCGAGTACCACATCTATTTGTTCGCCTTTTATGGCTTTGTTTTTTTCGATTTTTTGCCAATGGGGTAAAGGAAAACCAAAACTTAACGCAAGGTGACCGCACTTTTTATAAAGCTCAAAAAAACAGGCGTTCATTTCAGCGTGGGTGAGTTTTATCGGATTGAGCGCAACAATCGTTTGCACATAGTCAAATTGGAAATTGCGGAAACCATCAGCGATTTGATAAGCGATTTCTTTCAGTTTGCTTTCACCGATTAAATAAAAGGGCAATTTGCCTTTTGTGATTTGTTTTTTGGCTCTCTTTTTGGTGTTTTCCCCAATTTTTTTTAGTTCGGCTTGTTGTGCGCTTTTTTCGGCACGGGTCGGCACGGTGTAATAATGTTGCGCTTTAGCATTCCCTTCTTTAACTAAATGGCGGATTTCGGCCTCATCGGCTAAATCTGCTTTTAAGTCGGCAAGCCATCTTGGTTTATCTAAAAATGCTTGCAGATAAGCCACATCAATGTTGTATTGATCCAGCACTTGTTGTAGGCGCACATCTAACACCTCACGCAAAAAATTATTGGCGTGTCGGCGTTGTTTATTGCCAAGGGCAAACGCAATCGAACCATCATCTTGAACGGAACGGTAGGCGTTAAGATAGAGTTTGCGGAAGTGTTCCCGCTGTCTTTGGCGTGGTAGTTTTTTGAGCTTTTCTTCGATAAACTCAAAATCAACAGGATTGGTTGCAAATAACTCAAGTTGTAACGTGGTGTAGGCGGTGTCTTCATGGGGCAGAGGAGCACGCAAGGTTGCCCCGTTTTCTGCCGCTTGATGACGTTCAGCCAACATCACCGCCATGTGTGCTTGCTTGGCGGCAATGTTAGTGTCGCGTTGTTGCTCCCACGTTTGTTGCATGACTTATTCCCACATGCCTACAATGTTGAAATGGTCGTTGAGGCGATCGTTTTCACCTTTTTCCGTCCAACGTAATTCGCCAAAAACGAATTTGCGTGGTTCACCATTAAAAGTGCGCACTTCATAGGCATAGCCACCCATTAACGGATAAAGATCACCCGGTGCAAGATTGCTGACATCGGCGAAAATATAGGCTTTAAAACCGTTATTTAGGCGCACCGGTGCACCTTGTAAGGCTTGTTTTAGGTTAAATTTTTTCATAAATAAATTCTTATTGATTAGTTAAATTAATGGACTTGGGTAAAAAATAGCTTAGGCGTGTGCATAAGATTGCTGAATTTCAGTGATGCGTTTAGCCTCTGCATAAATGGCTTTGAGTGTTTTCTCACAATCAGCAAGCGATACCACATCTTCACCCATTAATTCGCAGTAAGCTAAGGTTTCAAATACCGCTTCAAGTGTTTTACAGACTTTTCCGCCGACACGTTCATAAGTGCCATTTTCTTTTAATTCGATTTTGTAAACGATATAGCTATGCTCATTATCTAACTTGAGGGCATAGCGGTTTGATAATTCAATGATGTGTTCTTGCATGGTCTTTCCTTAATGTGAGAGTTGTTCGGCTTTTTTAGTGAGATAAACGGCGGTATCAAGATAAAACACCATCTTCCCGTAAATAGCATTGGCGGCGACTTCGTTTTTTTGTCGTTTAAAAAATTCCCATTTTGAGCGGTACAAAAAATACTTATTACGCCATATTCGGGCGGATTTTAGGCATTCTGCGCACGTTGCTTGATTTGTCATTGTTGCCCCCTTGTTTGTGGGTCGATCAAAAAGAAATCAGAAAGGCTCAAGGCTTTAGGAAATGCTGCACGAATGCCGGCAATGGCTTTTAGCCCTTTTGATAACTTATCTAAGCCTTTGGTGTTGTAGTGGCAAAGTTTATCGCCGGATAAATCAGGCGAAATATAATCTTCAATCGGTTCAATGTCGGAAGCGGCTTTTAGCATTTCACGTTGTTCAACGGTTAAACCGTTGAAAGCACGTTCTACGGGGAATTTGCTTAAATTCAGCTCATGCAAAATATCTTCACCGTTTTTGGCTTGCGACAAGGGTATGCGGTTTTGTTCGCACCATTGTTCGATTGCACTTTTATTTTCAGAGAAATACATTGCCACGCCCTCGCTTTGTTATTTCGCCTTTTTGAGGTATGCTTGCCCCAATTTAAATAAACGGTTACTTAATTTAAGGAGTTCATAGGATGAGCGATCAGATTGAAAAAACGCTTGAACATATTCAAGAACAGCTTTATCTAATTCAGTTACAACAGGGACTTCAAGAACGTGTACTTGGTTGTTTGTTGCGTGGGCTTGCCCGTCACCCTGATTTGCTTGATGATGTGGAGAATGAGTTTCACGCACTTGCTGACGCAATGAAGCAAACAAATCCCGAATTGCTTGATGTGGTTCTGCCGTATATTGAACGTTTGACGAAACGTGAATAGGTTGTCTAATTGTTGCTGTGATATTTTTTATTTGCTCAAGTGAAAAATCGTCGTTTTCGATTATCTCTTGTATAAAGAATTTGAATGTTGATGTTTTAGTCATTTTCTTCCCCTTATCTAACTAAAATCTTGTTTGGAATTGACCGCACTTTGGTGCGATGGAGTGTGAGATGGAACGTAAAATTGATATTTTCCAGCGATGGATATCTGCTGAAGAAGCGGCAACAGAGGCAACCCTTGAATCAGATTCGTTAGCTGCTGTTCTGCAGATTGTTGCGCCAATAATTTTGCAAGATGCGCAATTAATGCGACAGTTAGCTGATTCGGCGAATAATGTTGTGCAAGCAATGTTAGAACAATGTCCAGTTCGTGGGAGAGTTGCTCGCCACGATCTTGATCGTTATTTGCTTGGCTATTTTCCAAGACTTGACAAAGACTTTGGTTATCAATCGTCTCGTCTTGAAAAAGAAAAGCACAAAATTCACGAAACGAAGATGAAATCTCTTGGGAGGCGAAGAACTGAATATCTTCATGAGTGGTTACAAAACGGCAAAGTGCCTGAATAGCACGCTTGTCAAATTTGCCTGAAGTTGATACATCGCTTTTTGTTGATGACTCATTATTGGCTGTTGAATCAGTTTTTTCTATCTGTGTGTTATAAATATTAATGCTACCGTAAGCACCGATAACATTATTACCATTGCCGTAAATGTATTGGTTAATTTTAGTCATTTTCTTCCCCTTATCTAACTAAAATCTTGTTTGGAATTAACCGCACTTTGGTGCGGTTTTTTATTCTTGTTTCGCCGCTTGTTTGGCGATGGCGATTAAGTTCACCAGAACCGATCCCCTTTCCGCTTTTTTATCTGCGATAGGGAGCTCGCCTGCTGCTCTCATCTTTTGCACCTTGCTTAAAGAAAGCCCTGAAAGCTCGGCATATTTCTTTAATGTGACGTAAGGTGCGTGGATCTGTACATTTATACAAATTGCATTTTGATTGCTCATTGTCTAAACTCCTGTATTTGTAAATAATGGTATATATTGTCATTGGGTCATTTGACCCTTTCAATATACATTGGGTCATTCGACCCTGTCAATATTAAATTTAGGGTCATTTTGCTCAATGAAAGAATTAGTCGGCGGGAAGGATGTTATTTCTCGCATTATGGAAGCGTATGGATTCGCTAATAGAAAATTGTTAGCTGAACATCTTGGAATGCCTCACAGTACCTTTGGTACTTGGGCTAAGCGCGGTTTTTTCCCCGCTGAATTAGTTATCCGTTGTGTGAAAGAAACCGGTGCAAGATTGGATTATGTCGCCTTTGGTGAAGAGCCGATTTTTGATAATTCTATGGACTTGAAATATTTTCATTCTATTAAGTTAGAAAATGGAAAATCTTTCATAATAGAGAATAAACCCTTTCTTTTACCGTATTTACCGAATTTAGACAGCCGTGAAAGCTACGATAAAGTGTTTTGTGTTGAGGAAGATAACAAAACGTATTTTATGACAAGCGATTACGGCACGTTGGTTGATGGCGATTATTTTGTCATTGTGGAAAATTCTCACCTTATTCGTTATATCACCGTGTTGCCGGCGGGAAAAATCCGTGTTGATGGCGGTAAATTTAGTTTTGAATGTGGGCTAAGTGATATTGATGTGGTGGGGAAGGTGATTTTGAAGATGGAGAGGGTTTGATGAAGAAAGAAATTTCAGATATTTCACAAAAAATTAGTGACCTTTTCAATGTTTCAAAGGTGCTACTTAAATATGCTTTTGGCATTTGGCTTTTACTTGTCATCATAACTTATGTTATCGCTTATCAACTTGTTGAATTGGAAGGTACAACGATTGGTAACTGGATCTTATGTGTGAATATTTTTGTTGCTATTCCTTTAACAATTCTTTTTAGAAATCAACTTCTTGATTTCAATAAGGAAGAAGAACTAAAAAAACTAAATAAAAAATTACAAGCTGAAGCCTTAGAATTAGAAAAAGAGAATAGGCGAGTAGAGAAAGGGGATTTAGTTAAATTCGAATATGAAACATCAACAGATAGTAAGTTTTATTCTGTAAAATTAGTAGATATTGAATTTGATGCTAATGCGGATTGGGGAACCTTTGGTGTTTTAATCGCTGAAACCTCAAAAGGTAAAACAAGAAAATTCTTTGATCACTCCCTTATGAGTGAAGTTATTTATAAAGGGAAGAAATATGAAAATTTTGAAGAATTACATGAGGCATTAAATAGATAAAATTAATATGGGCAAAAGTCTAATAGAACCATTTAAATTATTATTTGTTGCAATTAAAGAACATTGGCAGTTATATGTCGGTTTATTTTTAGGGCTAATAATTGGTTTATTGGTTGGGATTGGTTTTGTTGATTGGAAATCTTTAGTTGACGAACAATTAAAAGTAAAAGTTACAGATTGGCTTTCTTCCCTTTCTACAATGTTTGCAATGATATTCACTGGCGGATTATTAATTATTACGGCTAGAGCAGCAAAATCATGGAAAGAACAGAAAACTCCTGATTTAAAAAGTGTTATATCAAGAAATATTATTGATTTTGATACTCATGCGGTACTACTAACTGCTAGATACTTTGAATCCCTTTATGAAATAATTGAATACAATTCAATTCTATTAAAAAGGTGTTGGGATATTGAGCATAGTTTATCAGCATTATATATGTTTGATAGGTCTAATAAGAAAGAAATTGATAATCTTTTTTCTCAACTATTAGAAATAATAAATAGAGTAACAGTTTTACTTGAAAAATATAGAAATAATAACAACCAACCGAATTTAATACAAAGAAACTCCTTAATCAAGCATATAGATCTTCAATATAAAGAATTATTTCCTATAACACGAAAGATGTTTACCCTAGTTATAGGGAAAAGTAATGTGGTTTGTCAGGAGCAGGATGGCAGTTCGTAAAGACACAAAAAACGGGAAATGGCTTGCAGAAGTTTATGTAAACGGCAAGCGCACGCGCAAGTGGTTTCTAACCAAAGGTGATGCACTCCGTTTTTATAATCAAGCTAAAGAACAAACTGAAAGTGCGGTAGGTTCTGTTGGTGTTTTTGTGGCTGAATCTGATGATTTGCCGGCTTTAAGTTTTTATGTGCAAGAATGGTTTGATGTTCACGGCAAAACACTTTCAGATGGTGAGGCACGTCTTGCGAAACTGAAAAATCTTTGTGCGCACTTGGGCGATCCGCCTGCTAATGAATTTAATGCAGAAGTGTTTGCGGATTATCGCAAACGCCGCCTTGATGGGGATTTTTCTTTAAACAAAAACAAGCCACCGAAAGAGGCAACCGTAAACCGTGAGCACGCTTATTTACGGGCGGTGTTTAATGAGTTGAAATCACTGCAGAAGTGGAAGGGCAATAATCCACTTGATGGGGTACGTTTGTTTAAGGAACGGGACACCGAACTGGCGTTTTTATATGAGCGTGATATTTATCGTTTATTGCTTGAGTGCGATAACTCACGAAACCCTGATTTAGGGCTGATTGTGCGGATTTGTTTAGCGACCGGCGCACGTTGGCGCGAGGCGGAAACGCTCACACAATCACAAGTAATGCCTTATAAAATTACGTTTGTTAATACAAAATCAAAGAAAAATAGGACCGTGCCAATCAGTAAAGAATTGTTTGATATGTTGCCTAGAAAACGTGGGCGGTTGTTCAAAGATGCCTATGAATCCTTTGAAAATGCGGTGATTCGTGCTGAAATCGAGTTACCCAAAGGGCAATTAACCCACGTTTTGCGCCATACATTCGCCAGCCATTTTATGATGAATGGGGGGAATATTTTGGTGTTAAAAGAAATCCTCGGCCATTCAACAATTGAAATGACAATGCGTTATGCACATTTTGCTCCTTCACATTTAGAAAGTGCGGTTAAATTCAATCCGCTTTCTAATCCTGCACAGTAAAAAGGGATTATTTTTTCACAAATCCCTTGTTCTTTTAGTGGCGATTGGCTGGCGGTGGCGGTTTATATTTACCTTTATTTGTGCTTATTTACGAGGATATACTAAAGATAAATCAGCAACTTACTGTTTTTACTGGCTGTTTTATGGTATTTAAAATCCCTCGCCTTTCGAGGCGTGCCAGTTCAAGTCTGGCTTCGGGCACCATTTTATAAAATCTCAGTTTTATAAAAACTCCTTTAAAATCCTATACTTGGGTCGTTAGCTCAGTCGGTAGAGCAGCGGACTTTTAATCCGTTGGTCGAAGGTTCGAATCCTTCACGACCCACCAAATATCGAATTTCTAAGTGTGTGGATTCCAACCTCTCCTGACAAAACAATCATAACTTATTTAAGTTTTTCTAACAAACGTTCATAAGGCGTTTTTCCATCAATAGCTGAATGAGGTCTAACATAATTATAAAATGTTTCCCATTCGGCTAATTTTTTATTTAAAT